TCAAATTATACTTTGTAAAATCAAATTTAAAATTAGGATCATCCATGTTTGTAAAGTATAGTTTAGCTTTATGACAATTAGGATCATCGGAATGATTTAGGAATCCACCTAAAGGAGTCCTAAGTAAAGTATCCTTAAATTTAATATGAGTCATACCAAGGTTAGTTCCTTTAGGCACGAATAATTGTGTGAAGACCCCAAGTCCTTGTATTTTACTTGGGGAGATTGTAAGGCCTTTAGGAAGGGGTTTATATAATTCTTTATCTTGGTCCATTAGGGTTATCTTTTATTATATCATAAATATGTGTTTTAATACTTTTGTCAGTATCAATTACAGTTATTATATCGGCTCCACCATAAACTTTTGAATAGATATTTTGACTAGCCACTATACTTGTACCACTCAATAGTATAGTAAACCCGCTACATCCACTAAGGAAAATAAAAAATATAAATAAAATTATTAATTTCATCTGAGGGGATTTAAACAGTTTGAATTAATTTTTTAATATCCTCTTCAAGTTTAATACCTATAGAATTGGCATGATTAATCACAGCAGCACATAGGTTTGCATGATAGGTAAATCCTTTCAGGGCTTCCCTAATCTTGCCTACGGGCTTTCCACCGTAGTCAAGAACAATAGCATTATTATGATTTAAACCTATTTTAAGTTCAAATAATAAACCCGTATGTTTACTCAGATCATTTTTTGGCATCAACTGTACCTATACTTTGCTTCTTAACAAAGTCAGACCCTATTTGTGGATCTAACTGACTTAAAGTTGCAAGTGAATTCATTAACTTAACAACTTCAGCATAGGGTTTACTCATTAGATACCTCATGATTTCATGCAATTGTGTAGAACTTATTAAGTAAGTTCTTTGGGGTGGTTGTGTTGTTGTAGTAGACTTATCTTTTGCGTTAGTAGCCATCTTTCTTTTCTCCTTATTATTATATTATTCTCCTCTAAATTGATAATACTTATCTTCAATTAAATCTTCATTTAACAAATAGGGATTATCAATCTTCTTATTATCATAGAGTTCTCTCAGGTCTCTTATAGTTTGATTTAAAGTTCTGCGTTGTTGGAGGCAACCACAAACCAAATCATCAACTTCAATCAATGCTTGTTTAACTTGACCCATTGTTTGACTCCTGTTTTTCTTTACATTTATTAAACTTATCTAAAATAATTTTTTGCTTCTCAATTTTCTTTTGAATAACTATTATTATTTCATAATAAGAATTCATTTTTCCCATTTCTGCCATATGATCACCGTGACTATACTCTTTTTGTTTCATTCAACCTCCTTTACTAATCTATCTAAATACCATTGTGCTTTTTTTAAATCTTCCAATGGCTCTCCTTTAAATTTATATCTTGAAATATACTTCAAGACATTTCCTTTAAGGTATCCATGATACTCATCATCAGTCATACAATCCTTAATGACATCAATGGTTTCCTTTTTACCATACTTATAATGAGGTGGTGAGTTTACCATTTCATCCATATTTTCTCCTAATGGTATTGTATTCCAAAGTTTCAATATCATATTCACCCTTGTAAACATTCCTTTTAATAATCAATCCACTCCACCACATCCTTTGAGTTGCCCTTGCATAATCTTCTTTATGATGTAAGTAGCATCCAGCAGATAGACCCATAGCCTTTTGTCCTGATGGTAAGGCACAGATAGAATAGTCAAATAAATGACAGTGGCCTACTGTTGAAGACACTTTATTTTTTAAAAGAAGAGACCTTGCAACATTATCCCCACTAATAGGTTTGCCCATAATGCCAGTAGGAAAATTGTGACAATAATATATTCCATCAATAAGGATAGGTTTCTGATGAGAAATAACTTCCCAGCCAAATTCTTCAAATTTAAAATCATCAATGCTAATAGTCCCTTCAAGTTCAGGTGTTTCATCTACTACTCGATCAATACGATCTTCATGATTTCCGATTAATATAATTTTCCTTGGTCGTTTTCCATTAAGACCTTTATTAAACCTTTCCAATGCATCATGTGCATGGTCCATATCCTTTTTATATCTTCTTCCCTCAAAGGATTTCTTTCCCTTATCATAGCTTGATAAAGAATCCATACTTGCAAAGTCTCCCATGCATATTATGGTATTTGGTTTTAGATCTTTGGCAAATTTTCCTGCCCATAAAAATCTATCATTGCTTGCCTTGGGGGTGCAATGAGGATCCCCTATTACTAAATGTGTTGCCATTAATTTAACTCCTTGTTGCGTTTACGTTTTAGATATTTTAAAAAATCAATGATATTTTCATCTTCTTTAAAATGTGGGACACCTTCCATACCTCCATTTATTTTTTTATTATACTTATGATCATCTGCAAAACCCCTCATTCCCATTAAGAAGGTAGCATGGGGATCTGTAGTTGCCTGCTTTATCATACCACGTGCAATAGTACAAGTTAATTCAAATTGTTCATCATTCATCTTATTGCGACCATCGAGTATAATTCCACAACTAAAGCCTTTTTCCCATGGGGTAATTAAAACTTTAATTGAATTTATAAAAGGAAATTTAGTTTTTTTATCCATATCAATTTAACGTTGGCGTATCAAATGGCCTAATATCTTCTTTAACTGTTTCCATAATTTCATCTATTAATAAATCAAAATCATCCATAGGCAAAGCTGTTTTATATAATCTTAAAGCCTGGGCAAGTAATACTCCTGAAACTGCTAGAGGATCATGGTGCTTACAAAGTTCAGTCATTGTCTTAAAGACCTGATTATAAATAACGTCTGTTTCACTTAGGCTTATCTTTTTCATATTTTACCATTACAGGTTCTGTTAGAAATCCCACATTATTTAATCTCATAAAATGTTTTGCATCAACAATAACCAAAGGACTCCTATGATTCATTTTAATAAATACTAAAGGTTCATTACTTCCATGAGAACTGGCTTGATCATAGGCATCATACATTTTTTTCCATCCTTCAGTATTCTTACATTCAATATCATAAGGAAATACTTCCCGTGCTTTTTTAGATAGTTTAACATCAGCACCACGTTCTCCCATGATAGCTACCTTAATATCATCATCGGTAAGGGCAAGAAATAGACCCCTCAAACTATCCCTCACCCAGTTCTGTAGTCTACGCCCCTTGGCTTTTCGACTTCTTGTAGTTGTCATCTTTCCTCGGATTGTTTACTTCAGTATACCAAACCCACTTAGGGTTTTTACCTTGTGACTGCTGTTGCTGTAACAACTGCAGTTTACTTCCCCAACAAGGAAGTTTGTATGGGCAAAATGAACACACTGTGCCCAAAACTCGGTTACCTGTTTTTTTAGTTCTATAAGTTTCTTCAATATCATCATAACATTTTTTAAAGGGAACCTTATCGTGCAATGCTTTGAAATTATTCTTTACTAATTTTAAAGCCTTAACTCTGTATTCATCATCAACCAATGGGGTTTCACAAATAATCCATTCACCTGTAGATTTATTAATAACTATCCATCCACCAAAATCTGTCTTCTCACTTTCAGAATACAAATAACCCTGGGGTATATAACCAAAGGCATCCTCTTTAGCTATCTCTTCAAATCCACCCAACTCTCCGAATTTTTTTGTAAAGGAAAATGGCGATGCACTTTTAATATCCCAAACCTTTGAATCAATTTTGACATCCAGCTGACCTTCAATTTTCGATCCATTAAATTTATAATTAACTTTTTTCTGCTCATCTTCTATTTTAACTCCTGCTGATTTCAATACAAATATAGCCAAGGCCTCAACCAAATTACCAAATGTATTTCTCATTTTGGCATTATAGGGCTGACCTTCACCCTTTACATTCTGTGCTTCCATTTGTAATTGGCATAAAGGTCTCCCTATATTGGACATCCTTGGATAAAACTTATCCTGTTTCTTTTCTGAAAATTGTTTTCTTAAAGCAGACTTGCATGACTCACCAAACTCTTCAACAAGTTTATCAGATATTTTAACAGGTTCTTTCGCAGCCTTATCTAAATAAAGCTGTACTGTATGGAGGATTTTATTCATTACTTAGATAATATTTCTATTGGATCTGCCTCAATGTCCTTAATGATAGTAGCTGTATCACCATCCCTACTCGTAGGTTTTTTAGCTTTAGCAGCTTTCCACAATGATACAATTTCATCATTTTCAGATTTTATAATTTCCAAAAAAACAGCGAAGGTTGCTTCATCATCTTTACTCATAGATAAGTTAGCACTTGAATTAACATCTATATCAGGTACGTAGTAAACATTACTACCTGTTTTTTGTTTTGTGGAAGTAAGAGTAAAACTACATTTATACAATAATTTTTTTGCTTGTTTAGTTTCTTCCACAGCTTCTTGAACAGGTCTGAATCCCGTTCCAGTTACTCTCCATATCACAGGGAAATTTTTTAAACTATGACTTTCCCCATTTGCTTTCTTCCCATCAAATGAAACTAATCCATATACTAATTGATAACATCTTATTAGTTTTTGAATTGCTTGCTGTTCAGGTGGTAGATCCTTTACTTCCTTACGGGAAACTTTACTACACTTAGTTCCTCCCTGTAAATCAATAGCTTCATCATTCCAATTCTTAACGATAACAGAACGATTTACATATTCATTTTTATCAGGATCAAAATGCATGTATTGCATTTGACTAAGGAAAGGTCTAAAGGTTATAGGGATACCATAAACATTTCCTCCAATACTTGTATCATATACAAAGTAACTTCCTAAAGGAAGTCTGTTTCCGAAATCATCTTCGGGACTCCTATTAAGTCCTAGTCTAGGAACCGATGGTCCTACATTACTTCCTTTATCTTGCCCGATGGCTATCATAATCTCTTCATCGGACATCTTATTTAAATTTATTATTTCACTACCTATCATATTTATTTTTCTCCTTATTTATTATTGAAATGTATACCACGAATTATATAAAAAGTCAAGCAAAGAATTTACTAAAAGCTAAAATAACATAAGTAAAAAATATGACATAAAATATGAATGTAATATACCCATTTAACATAGTCTTGTCTCCCCATCAGTCAACTCATAAGGGAGATTTTCTATAAGAGCAAACCACATAATGTAGCTTTGCAATTCTTCATCACGATTAATATATAATTTTGTAGGAATTCCTTTAAAATCACGCTTTAATTGCTGAAGCTTATCATAAGCTTCTTCTTGTTCATCTTTACCTAGATCTTCCCAATGCTCTTCATCAAGTGTTGCTATTTCCATTTTATTTCAACTCCTTATAAACAGCTATCCAGCCTTCATAACTTAGTCCAGGTGGATTTCCTTTGATGAGTGTATATATCGTGGGATAATTGACCATAATATACATCATCATTTTCTGACCTCTTCTTTGTTTATATTTATTATTCATTAGTCCTCCTATTAGTATTGTACTTCAGGTTTTAATTTAACTTCTAATGTACCTGAATGACATTTTTCTGCATGAAATTTTATTGCTTCATACAATTCACCTATATCACATACATAGTCATCATCAAAAACAGTTTTGATAATTGTCTTTGGTCTTTTACGTTTTATATACTTTCCTTTATTATCATTATACTTACCATCTTCTACTTCAGTATGTATAATTTTTACATTTTTAAACGTCAACATGTGCCTCCTTTCTATTGATTTTCAATCTGCTTAGCTAATTTCTTATTATCTTCCTCGACTTCAGTGAGCCTAACTTGCAACTTACCCATTTGTTTTTGATGAGCTTCATCTATCGCTAAAGCTTCGGCCAAGGAAG